CTGCTACAGTGGGTCCTTCTACACCCTAAGTCAGACCAAGTTCACATCCTCACGGGCGCAATGATGTCCTGGAATCTAGCTTGCGACATACACAACTCAACTAAGGAATCAGACAATGGATAATCTTACAACACAACTCACCGACATCATCATCGCCATCATTCAGGACAAGGTGGACGAGCGGATCGAGATGAAGCTCGCAGACATTCAGGAGGGTATCGACACCGCAGCATCGTTCGATATCGAGGACCATCGGTCAGACATCGTCGCCATGGTCGAGGAAGACTTCGACATCAGCGAGAAGATCGACGACGTACTCAGCCTGAAGACCTTCACCACCACTATAGACTAACCAACCAGCGGGGGCTTCGGCTCCCGCACCACACATAGGAGAACTAACATGAAAAGCGGAATCATTTACAAGGGGCCTAGCCAACTCGACGGAAAGCCCATTGTGGTTATCGCCACATACTCTAACCGCAACACCAAGACAGGCGCCGTCGTGCAGACGTACATCCTGACCACGGAGAATCCTCTCGAAGCCAGCAAGACAGGCCGAGACTCAACCATCTGCGGCAGCTGCATCATGCGCGGCACCCCAACAGATGACCCCAAGCGCAAGATCGCCAAGGGCCGACGCTGTTACGTCAACCTCGGGCAGGGTGTCCTGATCGTCTTCAGAGCATTCGAGCGCGGCGTCTACCCGATGGCCGACAGTCCAGATGCACGACGATCACTTGGCGCTGGGCGATTCATTCGCATCGGCACATACGGAGATCCAGCTGCCGTACCCGACTACGTTTGGGATGAGCTAATAGGTCACGCTCGTAACCACACAGCATACACCCATCAGATCGGTTGGAGACCAGACATCGCAATGCAGTCAGCGGACTCTTACAGGGAAGCTCAGATACACTGGGCAGCGGGTCATCGTACCTTCAGGGTCGTAGCAGACATACTCAAGGTCGATCCAACACGCGAGGTCCTATGCCCCGCATCCAAAGAGGCAGGCCGTCGAGTACAATGCGCCGACTGCAAACTCTGCAACGGGTCAGCAACTGGAACCAGACCCAGAGCATACGGGTCACAACCTAAATCAATCGCAATAGTGGAGCACTAACATGAGTAAATACAATAAAGACGCAGTCCAGAAAGAAATCGAAAAGTCAGGGGTCTCCGCAAAGGAGGCCTCGCTTATCCACAAACTGCTGAAAGGACACAAGTCATGAAACCAAACCCAAACTTACTCAATGAAATGGCAGCAGATCTCATGAACATGGAAAGAGAATACCCAGATCCCGCTGAAAGATACGAAGACCTTCATCGAGAAGAACGAGAGTTCGAGAAAAACTTCGACGCATACCTACACGAGGAGGACTGTTAACATGAACAAACTACATCGCCTAACCATGGACTGGGGTTACACCGACCCCAGTGACATGGTCGAAGACTACATGTGCGAAGGCGTCAATCCTGCCATATGCATGAACAAAGAGTGCAACTACAGCACAGAGATGGAGCCTGATCAGGACCACGGCTGGTGCGAAAGCTGCGGAACAAACACTATGGAATCCGCGTCAGTCTTGATGGGTGTCATCTAACAACAGAGGAGGGGCTTCGGTCCCTCCTTCAACTACTATCATCACGGAGCGTCATGCTGTTCCTCGCTTCACTCGGGCATGATCGCATTGCGCGTCACGACGCGCTAAGAAATTGAGTGCCTTCGGCACAAGATCCTTGTTGGTCCTCGCTCCGCTCGGACAGAAATTGCGCGCGTGGGGCCGCAGGGCAATCAAACGGCGCGTGGGGCCGCAGGGCAACGGGCCAGAAGCCGTGGACGAAGAGCCGCGAACAGCGCCTTCGGATCCTCGAACCGCGATCCTGGGGTCCCAGAAAGGCCGGCATCAGCCAACATGGCCCCCTGATCACCCTCAAACAAAAGTATGTCTCGGTAAGAGGCCCTCTTTACTAAGAAGAAATTTGAGCCGCCGCGAGCCCAATATGCAGCATTCCACGCGATCTGATGAGGCGAGATGTTTGCTGCGTTTCCCTTGCTTACCTTCAACTCACACCAAAACGACAACCCATCCCAAACTAAATGCACGTCGGGAACACCCCCTCCATGCTTGTTCTCAATCCGCGTTGCGAAGCACTTCTTCGGCAGGTTCTGCCTCAATTGCGTCCAGAAGTTCGCCTCCGGTCCCTTGCTCATTGGTCACATCCTTGTATGTCCCTTCGATCTGGAAGGCTTGGGGATACTGCTTCTGTAAGGCAGCAAGTCGGGTGGTGATCTCGTCCCGAGAAAGCTGATCGATGGTGTTGATTGTCTCCCGCCTGTCGATGGTCAAACCACCAAGGGCAGAGCGTATCTTCTCCGCGTTGATAGCAGCCGAAAACTGTCCAGCATCCTCCGCTCCAAGAGACAGTTGGTGCAGCCTCTCAAGCTGACCAATGGTGGTCACACCATAGCGTCGCTCTCGTTCCTGTCGAAGCTCTGTGATGTATTCCAAAACGTGCGGGTAATCCCGACCATTTAACAGAATGGATGCCTGTTTCGGGGCCACATCGTGCGAGTATCCCGCCTTTCGGGCGCACTCAGCGTTGGAATAGATGCCTTCGACAATCTTCTGTGCAAAAGTCATCTGTCTATTGGTGAGCTTGCGCCCGTGTTCTTCTTCGATCTTCTTCTTAATCGACGGCATGAATGGTCTCCATGTTTTCAACAACAATACAACAACAGGATCGCCCTGTTCAAGGGGCCGCGGCTGTTTACAGATGTTTACGCCGTTTACACAGTTTTCCCTCGAGGTTGTAGACCAACAACACCATAGCTGGTGTTTGCTTGAGAAATTTCAGAGGCTGAAACGTAAACAATAAGGCCTTATTGTAAACAGGTGTAAACAGTCGGCTCAACTATAGTGTGTTTGTTTACGCTGTTTACAAGATTTACACGAAAACTTTTTCCTTTTGGGCTTTTTTAAAAATATCTAGCGAAAATGTGTATACAGCGTAAACAGCCCCTGAAATATTTTTTCTTGACCCCTTCATCTGTTGTTGTTAGTCTACAAGTATTCAACATTACGAAAGGACTAGAAATGTTTACTGTAGATTGTATGGAAGATGGCACGATGACCTTGGACTGGGACCCTGCGTCCTACAAGACCAAGGCCCAAGCAGCGCGAGCCTTGCACCGAGCATTGTGTAAGTGGTGTCGCAAGGTTGGCATGAACCCTGACACTGAGGTTGGTTTCTGGACCCCGGAGCAGCGCAAGGCTCATGGTCATGAGGCCAATTGGGCTGTGAGCTTAGAGGCGGGGCCTTATGAGTGGGCTGTGTTTGCTTCGATGCAGATCCCGAGTGACTGCAAGTGGGGTTATGTTGAGCCTTATTATTCTTTTGATCTGGAGTTTGTATCATGATGAAAACAGTTAAGTTCCAAGTAGTGCGCGAAGAGGTTTGGTATCCTGAGTGCGAGGTTCCTGCTCATTTAGAGGGTGATGAGTTGATAGAGTACATCAGCAACGAGGGCCCTGCTTCGGTGTTCGATGAGATGTGCCACAAGAGTTCGTTGGACACTGACACTTATATTCAAGTCGTGGAGGAAGTGTAATGCCTAATCATTCTGCATCTTACATGGTAGACGGTGTTTCGGCACAGGTTGAGATCGTTGAAACCACCCCAGAACGTGGAGACAAAAGCAGTTATACTCGGACTCTTGCGCTTGCGACCTTCTGTTGGGAGGGGGACCAAGACTGGCCTGTCTTTGTGGCACAGGTCGCCTCGGTTGCTGACCGCATGTTTGCCGAGTTCAATAACGAGATCGAAGATAACGTAACACAATACATACAGTTTAAAACGGGAGGTGTTTTGTAATGCCTAATCATTGTTATCAACAAGTGCACCTTCGGGGCCCATGCCATTTGATCCATCACCTACATCTGGCGCTATCGAAGTCGGAGCCAGAGTTTTGCAACACGATTGCGCCGATGCCGTTTGAGTTGTGGGCCAAGGAG